CCTGCAAGTGTTTCAGCAATCATTTTAATACACCTTAGTATTCTGGGGGTTAACTAATTTTGGTACGCAGTAAGCTGTAGTCCTGTCTCTTGGGTCTACATAACTTAAATGTGAATAGTTCCCGTATTTCTTGGCTAATCTGCCCGCAAAGTAGTTGCAGTCATCAACTGACCTGAAATACATATCCCCACTAACTAATTGTCTCGAATCTCCTGTCCCCAGATAAACTAAAAGCAAAAATACATGAATCATTAATCCTTGTAGCCGCCGCCAGCTTTTTTATAAGCTGAAGCAAGCATTTGAGCCTTTCTCGCACTCCACTGTCCCGGAGCGCCGCCCTTGCCGCCCGCCTTAATCCTATTAAACAAATTCTTTCTCATGGTTGGCTTCGTGTAATTGCCAGCCTTATTTACTGTAGACTTTGTTTTGCCGCCAGAAGACATAGAAAGGGCCTTGCCCTTTCTTGAGTAAGACCCCTTGCCCTTCTTTGGCTTTACCACCTTTGGCTTTAGAGACGGACTAGATAAGCTCTTGGCAACAGGATTGCCGCCCTTCTTCATAGCAATGGGTTTTTTGCGCTGACCGCACATCATTTTTGCCGCTCGCATGATACCTCTCCTTGACAGCAATCATCTATAACTTGGTCACATTCCAAACACTGCTCATGACCATGAACATATACAGTTCTTAGCCTTGTCCCACACCTTGGGCATCTAGGCCTTGCGATTAACTTTTCCTGCGGTCTTTGTTCTTTTGTAAGACCTGTTTTTTGAAGCGGAGACAACTTTAAGATTCGACTTTCTATTATCTTTTGGATTCCCATTTTTATGGGCAACGTCTTTTCCGTCACCCTTTTTGACCTTGCCTGCCGCTGTCATTGTTCTTCTGGCGGCATTTCTACTGGCGCGCTTCTTCTTTTGTTCAGTCTTTGACTGATAGTTTTTGTACTCACCTTTGTAATTGCGTCTCATTTAGCAGACTCTGCCTTTTGTCTTTCCCTTCGTGGCAAGGCCATCAATTGGGCGCTTGCGCTTCATGGCGCCGCCGCCATACATAGCCGCCATTGGTTGCATTCCTTGAGCCTTCATTGACTCAGAGCCGGGCTGTGCGGCTTGAGCCATAGCTCCAGCTACAGCCTTTTTCTTTTTGCGCTGTTCATCACTAATCAATCGACCAAGCGGGCTTACGTTGCGAAGACCCTTACCGAGCGCCCTTCCCATCATGCCTTTACCAGTAAGCGCTCCAGCTAGTGGACTAACGTCCCCGCCAACAAGCATCTTTTTAGCTTTTTTATTTTTACCATATGCCATTTGCTTCTCCATATTGGCTCTTGAAATTGTCATTTCATCCAGCCCATTGCTAGATTTGCGACAACGCCTACAGCGCCGCCAATCGCCATGATTACCCAAAAAGCACCTTTCCACCTATTGGCCTGAGCCTTTAGGTCAGAAACCTCTTCGTGAACATGACGAACCTCTGATGAGAGGGTTTTTATGCGCTCTTCTAGTCGAGCTAAAGTTACTTCTACAGGCTCACCCAAAGCTACCTCCACTTTCATTCAACTTGGAAGCCATTAGCATTTCCACCGTTTTCTTGCCTGCCGCAAACGACTGTTGGGGTTCTTGGCCGCTTTAGGAAACTTTTTCATTTGACCAGCAGAGCGCGCGCAGAAGGACTTTCGCCTCTTAGCGGCGGCGCTACCCTTCTTTACAGTTCCTGTAACGGCTGTTTTTAGCTTGCTACCGGGGTTTTTAGCCCGATACGCCTTAACGCCCTTAGCAGTCATTCCTGCGCCCTTTTTCGTTGAGCGAAAGTTGCCAGACTTAACGGATGTCTTTATTGGGTTTTCTTTTTTTCTAGGCATTATAAGGGCCTATTGTTTTTGATGTAAATAAATTCCAAAGAAGCAGAGCAATCAAACGTGACGCTTCCAGAGGTAGACTGAGCGCGAACCTCAAGGTCTGTCTTTTCTGTAAACCGTAACGGAAAGTTATAGCCCTGCAACTGGTTGCCGTCTTTCATAGTAATACGTTCTTTCGTACTAAACACGCCGCCGTGGGGGCGGGCTACGATAGTCGTCCTTAAAAGCGCCGGAGTGTTTGAGGAATTGCCTGTTGATACGTTGGTCTGCACCAAGAAAGCTGTGTATCCCGCAGGGACGGTCCATAGGCACATCAAGGTTTGATTATCGCCATCTCCGTCAATACTTAAAAAAACATTTGCAGGAACGCCAGATGTTACAGTGCCTGTTCCAGCGCGGATGATGCCTGCGTTTTTCCCACTAGAGCCTGCCGCCAAGACAGCCGCGCGATTTATGCGAAGATAAGAGTTAACAGTGGTAACAGGGGTTTGTCCGTTAAGGATAATATCCTCAGAGACCTCGTTGTAGTCTGCGTCAAGACCTTCAATATTGATTGTCCGCGCACCTGTGCCTGCCGCAGTGTCATTCGCACTAGAGCTTGAAACAGTCATCTGTGTTGCTGAAGTTGGGTAAACGTATAGACCACCTTCTGCCCAGATGGTCTCTTCTGTGTTTCCTACCGCCGCGTTGTTACCGAACTTAAATTTTAATTCGTGACCGGGGATTTGACCCCGCGCCACCTGCAAGTTAAACGGCTCAACCGTTCCGACTTGTGATATTGACCTTATATCACCGGACATAATACTACCCCAGCAAAAGTGTGATTACGGCGCCTGTGCCTGATAAAGCGGATACATACACGCCGTTTCCCGCAACAATTCCGTTATCTGGAATATATACATCGTTCCAGCCAGCGGCAACCGTCAGGTCAAGAAGCGTCTCGCCTGCATTAGTTCCATCTTTTAACGTAAATGATACTGGAGCGGTTCCATAAACAAGAATACCCTTGATACGGGACCTAGCGGGGCCAACAAGGCCAGCGGCAAAGCCAGCCAACGGCACGTTATAAGCTCTTACTTCAAAAGAAGACATTGTCGCCTCCTATTAAGCAGTTGCTACTGCACCAGTGTCTACGCGGATGTAATTGGTGCCGTCAGAGAACACAAGGTTTCCAGTACCATTGCCCGCTGTTTCAGCCGCCTTGCGGGCGTCAGAGCAGAAGATAATACGGCCTGTTGTGGTTGATGCGGCGGGAAGGTCGGCAAATGCAATGCCAGTAGATTGGAATCCATTAGTAGAAATAATTGGACCCGAAAAAGTAGTATTAGCCATGAGGAACTCCTTGTCGTGGCAAATGTCAGCTACACCATGTAACTGTCAAGGTTCTTAATTATTATAACAAAAGAAAGGGCGCCCCGAAAGACGCCCTCACTAAAAGTTTGTACTCTAGTACGATTTACGCACCCGGTGAGCCGTAGACGCCAAGTGGGTCTGAAACACCGAAGCTATAACGCTCACGAGCTTTGTAGCGAACATTGCCTGTGTCGAAGTCGCCATCCATAGATGTAGACATCGCTGTACGGACAAAGTGCTTCATGCCGTTTGGAACATCCGTGGTCAGGAAGAATGCATCGTTGTCAGTCAAGTAGTGATTGACACGATATCCCTGTGCGATTGAACCATTTGAGCGCAATGCATTGATGTCGTTATCGGCTGTGCCGACACGCAAATCTGTCTGAAGCAGACGAGTTGCAACGAACATCAGTGCTGGTGGAACGATTAGCTTCTGTGGGCGAGCCGCAATCAACAGGCCGCGCTCGTCAACGAATGCCGCAATGTTGATGACTGCATCTTCCAATGAAGTCTCGTTAAGGTCAGCGTTAACCGCAGGACGGTTTCCGTTGTTTCCACCTTGTACAGTTGGGTGAGCCGTGCTGAACAAAGTTACACCATCGCCAGACTGGAAAGTGGTGAAACCATTGTTTAGTAGAGAAGCGGCTTTGACTTGCTTTGTGTAAGCCATAGCGCGAGCAAGAGCCTTAGTATAACGAGCTGAGAGCGCGTCATAAAGGTTATCTTCCATTGCTTCTTCGGTCACTGAGAAGCCCATTGCCACAGTTTCGTGGTTGTAACGGGCAGTGAAGGACTCCTGCGCTGAGTCGTATGAAATCGCAGAACCTTCAGGCTTAACTGGAGCGGCACCGAAGCCTGACAGTTTTACCTCTTCCTCAAAGCTACGCTCTGAGTTTTCAGTTTCATAGATTTCCGCATGTTCGTTTTCGTACTTTTCGTACTCCATGCCAAACAATGCGTTAAGACCCGGAAGCAGTTCCTTCAGGAGTTGTGCGCGTGAAATTGCCATTTTTTACACTCCTTACGCTACGCCAGCGGCTGTGGTCAGCTGGTGATAGTTGAACTTACAAACCAGAATTGGGAAAGCTGTACCCTTCTCGTCACCTTGGTCACCGCCCAGATAATCAATTACCTTGATTGGGTCTGTTGCAGTTACATCAAGTTCTGAGATGTCCAAAGCTACGCGACTGATTTTTAGGTCAGTGTTTGGAGCTGTTTGTACCAGAGTACAATTCTTGCCGTAGATGTCACCAGTATTAGCTGGCGCACCGTCTGCCTGAATTGTAAACAGGACACTTGGGTCATCAATCACAAAAGCCATTGCATCAGATGCAACAGTTCCTGCTGGCCAAAGCTGAGAGAAAACTTTCTGCTTTGTGTTGGGGTCGGTGTATGAACAACCGATAAAGATACCTACGAGGTCAATCGCAGATGTACCTACTGCGGCCTGCTTTTCAATTGTTGTCGCAGTACCACCATCTACAAGATGCACAATATCGCCAGTGGCAATATTTGTGTTGTATGCAGAGGCAATAGGATACTGGCGGAAAACTTCCTGAGAACCATTATCCAAACGACCAATCGGGCGCAGACCGAAGGGAGCGGCTACTGAAGACATAATCATCTCTCCTTCTAAAAAGCCATTGTTAAAACGGTAAGCGCCCCTTTAGGGGTTACTTACCAAACGAAGTTTTCGTAGACCGTTCTGGATTTAGAACAGGCATACGAGGGTCAGATTGTCTGAGATAGTTGTTATCCACAGACTCAATCTGTTGTGCGTTCATCTCATCGTGAGCATCACGGCGAGATTCCACATATTCGGTTGAGTTCTCGCAAAGTAGCAATCCTCCAACCTCAACATTACCTTGAAATCGAGAGTCGATATCAGGCAACACTTGTAACTCAGGATGGTCCTCTGCCTTAACTGGCGTCCAACCCTCACGAAATTTAGCCGAAACATTGGTGTTATCTGCGTTACCCAAAGTAGATGTGCGAATCCAGCGATATTCAACACCATCGCGTGGTTCGGGGGTAGGTAGCATGCCCGGCCTTTGCCAAGTTTTTTTACGAGCCTTCACTTCACGAGACTCACTAGAGCGTGGGGTTCTGTTAGACATTAGATGCCTCCTTCAAGAGTTGCGCCGCATATTGTTCTGCCGAAAGGCCAAGACGCTTGGCGAGGGCGACTTGTGTTGAGGTCAATTGCACTCTGCGTGGTTTTTTTGCACTCCGTTGAGCGGGGGCAACCACGGAACCAGTTTGACGAACAGGTGCATCCTCAATTTGCTGTTCACCAAACTTGTCTGGAAACCGTTGACGCATCTCTGCATCAATGCGGCTATAATACTCATCTGCCTGTGATTGTGGGTTTAGACCCTCTTTTACAAGAGTTTCATGAATCCCAAAGGCATATCCTGTCATAGCAGAGTCATTACCAAACCATTCATTTTGCTTTGCCCACTCTTGGGTGCGGGCGTCTGGCTCTGGAACTTTTGGCTTTGGCTCTAATTTAATTGGAGCTTCAGCTTTTGGCTCTGGCTTGGGCTTGTATGACTCAACCCTAAATTTTTCATTCTGGAGCGCGGTAAGTTTTTCTTGTGCTTCGATTAACTTATCTGGGTCGCCCGTCTCATAGGCTTCCTTGTAATCGGCTTTTGCACGGTCCAACTGTGCCGCTACGCGGTCCTTGGCTTGCTCCACCAGAACACCTTCACCCTCATGTAGGGTTTTGCGGAGTTTCTGGTTCTCCTCTTGCACCTTACGGGCATACTCAACTGCTTCTTCTTGCAGTCTTGATGCCTCTTCCTTGCGGCGCCGCTCTTCATGATACTCAAACTTTAACTGCTTAATGCGCTTCTGCACATTGTCACTGTAGTTTGCAATCTCATCGTCTTCTGGAATTTGCGCTTCCGCTTCTTCCGCGCGGCGAGGTTTTCCCTTGTCTTGCTCTGGAGTGTCATCAACGATGTCCACTTCAAGCTCATTATTTGATTCCAATTCCACGTCAGTGAAATCTTCCTTCTCAGCTGTATTATTCATGCTCTTGTGTATCCCCTTGGGTCATCGACAACAGCCTCAACGGTGTCATCATTGATAAGACGGAACTCCTGTTTTTCAATCTTGAACCGTGTGCCGGAATAAGACCGAAAGATAACGAAGTCACCTTCTTTACAGTAAGGGCCATTAGGAAACTTTTCAGTGTCCTTGTATGCGTCTGGCCCAGCCTTCACTACAAACCCGATGACTGATGCGGTTTGTTCCGCGCTCTTCAGTGCATCTGGCATGTAAATGCCGGAATCTGTTTTTTCTTTAACCTCAAGTGGTTTTATTAAGAGTTTATAGCCAGATGGGTCTGGCACTTTGCGGGCGACATCATCGTCAACCGTTTTTTCAGCAGAATACATTTCTGTTCCTTTTTGCAGTGATTCAGGTTCACAGTACCTCGCAAGGGTTCAGCCCTTGAAAGTCTCCACATAAACAATATAACGCAAACAATTCCGTTACGGAACCCTAGGCGTCTTCAAGCCTTTGCTCTAAATCAAGTATATCTCTCTCAATAAGAGCAAGAGCCTCTACTTTGCCAACAAGGCGAACATAGTCCTCGTGCTTTTCGCATCCTCCAGAAGCCATATGGTCAGCTATGTCGTTTAAGTACACTCTGATTCGGTCTTTTACTACCGATAAGATTGGGTCACTCATTTGTCTCCGTTAAATCCCTTGCTATTTCCCGGCCAAGCTCAATACCTTGCTTCACGTCTTCTCTGCGAGCCTTGTCGGTTTCGGTTGCTATTTTGACGCCAAGTCGCGCGCCCTCACGTTGCTCCTCAGACTCCAGACGTTCTTTCTGAAGTTCCTGATTAGCCATCTTAGACTGAGCATCAGTCTGAAGTTTTGCTACATCAATTTGCTTTTTATGCTCAAACTCGGCTTCTTTAAGAGCAAGCTCACGCTGTTGAATTTGAGTAAGCGGGTCTTGCTGTTGCTTCATAGCCTGTTGCTGTGCAACTTCTGCTTGGTCTTTGCGTAGCAGTTTTTCTGCCGCTTGAGCCGCAAGCCTAGAAAGCTCAATTTCCACATCTTCTGGCAACGGCTTGTCTTCATTCGGCATACCGACACCAAGATTTTTTTCAATCTCTCTGCGGTATTGGAACGCAACATGCTCAGTAACGTGTGCCGCTAACGCCGCTTGGATGGCACCAGCGAATGGTGACTGACCAATAATCTCTTGCAATTTTGGGTCTTGCGCGGCGGCAAGGTGTACCTGAATGTGGGCCTCATGGTCCTGATACTTAAAGGCCTTAATAGGCTCCTGCTTTAGAACTGCCATGTTTTCTGTAACAGGGTCAGCTGGCTTGATGTCATCAGGCAGTTTTACAATTTGGTCCGCGTCTTTGATTCCAAGCACTTCGAGCATTTGGCGGTGTAACTTACCCAAGTCGTAGAGATTCGGAGCTTGTTGAGCAAGTTGCATAGCGGCTTGATACTGCACAACCCTTTGCGCCATGGTGGCGGCGTTGGGGTCGGACACTGGAATAATATCAACCCTATCATCAAAGTCCTCCTGTCTACTGAAGCCCTCATCTAATTCATAGGCGTATGACGGACCCATGTAGTCCTTTACAATCTTACCTAGTATTCTTAATTCTTTTTTCAATGTGGCATGTAGTCTGGCTTGAACACCGGACATCACCTTCATTGAGCGCTCCATCAACGCGAGCGTAGTTCCGACCGGAGCTTGTGGGTTGAGGTTTCCAACTTGTACATCAGCAACGGAGCCAATCCGTCTCCCCTCTTCCACGATATTGCCGAGCAATTGGTATAGTACCGATGATGGTTCCTTGTAAGGAAGGAATGCAATCGAATCCCGAATTGCACCACCCGGCACGTCCACATCGCGGAACTCGCCCGGCATGAGAGGCGAATCGTCACCCTTAATACGAAGTCCGCGAGCTTTAAGACCAGCGGGGAGATTAGAGAGTGTACCCGCGTCAATAAGTTGACGAAGAATACTTGTGGCACTTTTAGCAAGACCACCAATAAGATGAATAAGACCCGTTCCATAGAACCCAAGTCCCGGCAAGTAGCGGTAGTGAACAAAGTGCGCTCTCTTACGCTTTTTAATATCGTCTTCATACCAGTTTCTCCTAATAGACAGAATTGTCAAACTGGACTTGTCGATGGTTACGACATATGGGCGCGCAATGCCATCTGGGTCTTCAAATGGTTCGGGTAAGTTCAAGTCAGCATGAATTTCAAGGATGGTGTGTCTGTCATCATCCTCCAGAACGGCGGTTTCGCCATCAATCTCATCGTACTTTTCTTGGATATCTGAGTAATCTGGTTCTGGGTCAGGTAGTTCAACATCAAGATAAAAACCATTGACCTGAAGTTCGATAATGTCATTGGGCGTCTTCTTCATTACATGAGTGTAACGTGGAGCCGTTGCCAAATCAGCGGCACCATAGGAAACAACGAAATCCTCTGCTGGGACAAACATTGCGGCTGGGCGCTCATTAATTGGGTCGTAGTAAACTTTCTTAAAAGCAGAGCCAGCGAGTGGAAGCCTGAACAGCATCTGCTCTGTCTCATCACGATATTCAGTCATCTCCTCAGTGAGAAGATAATTCATTTCGTTTTCAACACGTTGCGCCTGTTCCATTTTCTCTGGGTCGCGCTTGCCAAGGATTTTAGTACGCACTGGCCCTGAAGCAGGAAACAATTCGCCCATTGCCTGTGCCTGAAACCGAACTACTGCTTCTGTAAGAACTGGGTGGAACACACCAGCGGCGCCTGCCCACGGCTGGGTGCGCTCTTCAATCTTCATTCCAAGGAGGTCTAGGCCTTTAACGTAACTACGCGCCCATTCTTTACGGGACTGTCTGTCAGCAACGAAATCATCAACAAGCTCTGATGCAATAAACTGAAGTTCAGCCTCATCAATATATTCGGCAATATTGGCATCATGCTCTGGTCCGATTATGTCTTCGGACATCTCGCCAGTAAAATCAATTACCATAGATTCGCCATCAACAGAAATGCCAACTGCATCTGGGTTTACCACCTCAACTTGAACTTCTTCTGTGTCTTCCATATCCAAGTCAGCAGGGAACATTTGTTTTTCGACAGCCATATCAATCAATCCTGTAATTCGTCTGGTTTTTGCATAATAACAGAATATCTACCATGGTGGGAGTCTGAGAGGTCACTGACCAACTTCCACCCCTTCTGCTTGTAGCTGTCCACTTCAGCGTGAACAACATATCGCAACACAAAGGTTTTAGTAATATTCCACTGGTCTTTTGTAACTTGGTTCGTCATCCCATTCATCCATTGAGCTTCTAATCCACCCTCCCTGTCGGAATCTCAGTAGAGCTTGGGTGGTAGAGTCAACCAAGTCATCATGTTCTCCCGCAGGAAACGCGGCGCATTCTTCAATAACTTCCTCTGCCCATCTTGTAGGCGGCGCCCATATGACACCGGAAGCAAATAAATCACTGACCGCATTCGCTCTAGCTATCTTATCCTGTCCGCGCGATGGTGTAAACTCCGTGACAGGTATTCCCATAGCCCGTAATTCAAAAATCAAAGGCGCACCAGAGGCTTTTTTCTCCACAACCATCTGGTCAGGCTCATATTCCCAATATTTTTCGTATGCGGCGCGCTTTAGCTCTGGAAACTCTAATTTTTCCTTGTATGCGTCCAAAAGTATTAGATTAGGCACTGTTTCGCCTTGTTCATTGGGATAATGAAACACTCCCCATGTCGTACAGGCAGAGTAGTCAGCTCGTTGCGTTTTCAAAAACGCAGTATCCCAGCTTTGTATGATTGCTTCGCACGGTGGCGGGCTGTCGCTTTCCCATTCTTGCCACCATTCTCGCTTAATTAGCGCCCCTTCTTCCGAAGTTGGGTCTTGCTGATACTGGGCAGACCACTTGGATACGGGAAGTTCGGCTTTTAGTGCCTCTAATTGGTCTAGCGGCCAGAACTCAGGCCACAACGGGTCGCCAGATGGCATGATTGCCGGAAGTTCGATTACTTCCCACTCATCCGCGCCGTCTCTTTGAGTTGCGGACTTCATGATTGAGCCTGTCAAATCCCTGACAGACCACCTTGTCATCACTACAATGATTGCTCCGCCCGGTTGCAGACGCTGTCGCGGTCCTGATGTGTACCATTCGTACACTTTGTCGTACACTTCTGGGTTGTAAGCCCCCAGTGCCGCCTCCTGCTCCGAGTGCGGGTCATCAATAATGAGGACATCAGCGCCCTTACCAGTGACTGCACCACCAACACCAATAGCAAAATAATCACCTCGCTTGTTTGTGTTCCAACGGCCAGCCGCCTTTGAGTCGGACGAAAGATTTATTCCGGGGAATACCTCTTGGAAGTCCTCTTGATTGATTAGGTTTCTGACCTTACGGCCAAACCCAACGGCAAGTTCGGCTGTATGCGCCGTTTGAATGATTTTCTTTTCTGGGTATCTGCCCAAAAACCAAGCTGGAAACAAATATGAGGCAAACTCAGACTTGGTATGTCGGGGCGGCATGTTGATAATTAGGCGCTTTAGCTCTCCATTAGCTACGCGCTCGAATGCATTCGCCATGATTCCATGATGTCGCCCACCAATAAAAGACGGCCACATCCTGTTCACGAATGTTAGGAAGTCCGTTCTGGAGCTTTCTTTAGCCTTGGCTTCCTCAAGCTCCTCAAGAAGCTCGATTATCTCTTGCTTTTGGTCAGGCGGCAGTTTGGATATCTTATCCATTACCGATACTGTTGCAGACTTAGCCATCAGAAACGCATCTATTCATCAATACTGACTTTGCCAACTCTAACAAAAACACCATATCGGGCGCCTTGCCATGAGACGTAGCCATGAAAAGGTTTCCCTCTTCGGTCCATCCTATAACCATGGCTTCAGTCATCTCCACTTCTTCCTGAATAACAGACATCATTTCTTTTGGGTCCAACTCAGCTTCTTCGTCAAGCGGATTTGTACTTGGAAATTGAATTATATTGTCTGTCATTATGCCCCCTTCTCCCAAAATATGACGGTGGGGGAGCTAGGGAGGAAGCTCGACCCCACCGGAGGTGCCGGGAGACGTTGCACCTCAAATTCAGTATATAGTACATTGTGTACTTTAACTAGTTATGTAATATTATATATAATACATATATGTACTATATAGTACATATTGTACTAGGGGACAAATTTATGGAAATAAATGTTATTGATATTCTTGAGTGTGATGACGGGGGCGCGGTCATGACGATTGAGGCTGATTCAGAGGCTATGAAGTTTTTGGCATCGGAGGGTTTGTTGGCACTTTTGAAAAAGGAGATGGAGAATGTCGGAAAATATAATCCATCTGCATCCAAAGACCCGCTCCAAACAGACCTCGAAGAGTTCACAGGGCAGGGAGCTTTGCGATAGATGTCAGGCTCCGGCGGTAATAAAATC